GGGTGAGCCGGTCGTCCTGCGGGTGGGGCGTGGGGGCGGGTGCCGGCGCCGGCGGGGCGGGCGGGGCGGGCGGGGCTCCAGGCGCCGGTGGATCCGCGACAGCTGCACCGCTGCCAGCGGGGTCACCCTCGGGGTCGAGGAACAGGGTGCGGAGGGCGGCGAGCTGGAGCCCGGTGCGCATGGTTCAGCCCTCCACCGGGGGCTCGGGTGCCGGCGGGACAGGCACGTAGATCGCCACCTTCACCTGCACGCTGCCGGTCCCGTCGAGGTTATGGTGGCCGCTCGCGCTCACATCGGCGTGGTAGTCGGTCAGGTGCGCGTGCTTCACCGCGATCTCCACCAGCGGGACCGTCGCCTTGATGGCGGTCTGCTCGTAGCCGTTCCGGCCAGGGAGCGCGGCCTCGGCCGCCCGCTCGTGACGGGAGGGGGCGTCCTTCGCCGGGCCGGTGTGGGTGATGTTCCAGCTCATCGGGTGCTCCTCGGGGGTTAGGCCGCGCTCGCGGCGTCAGTGGCGGGCTTCTCCCCGCCCGGGGGCTGCTCCTTGCCGGCACCCTTCGCGCCCTCCATCAGCGCGGCCTGCTGGGCCTGGGCCGCCATCATTTGCGCCTGCATCAGCTTCGCGTGGGCGATGTGCGCCTCGCGGTGGATGAGGAACTGCTCCTGGATGGGCTCGGGGAGCTTCAGGAACTCGGGGGACTTCATGAACTGCTCGTGGATGGCGAGGTGCACCAGCGAGTCGTACCAGGGGAACACCGGGATCCCGAGGGCGGGCACCCCCTGGACCAGGCGGTTGTTCTCCTGCTCGGCCATGACGCGATCGGCGCCCCCGGGCCGCGCCATCCGGCCGAGGTGGGGGAACCGCGCCAGCTCGAGGAGCTTGGCACTGGCCTCGGGCGTGCCGGGCGGGCCCCACACCCCGAGCTGGTACATCGTCACCACCTGCTTCTGCCGCTCGCCCCGGCCCTCGGGGAGCATCGACTCCACGTCCGGGACCACGTTCACCTTGCCGTGGGTGAACATTTCGGGGAGGACGGTGACGGTCTTGACGATCTGATCCTCGCCCGCGTAGGCGATGATCTTCTCCTGGGGCCAGATCGTGGGGACGATAGCGATCCAGTCCTCCACCATGCGGCCGTACTCCTCAGCCGAGCGCTTGGGGGTGGAGCCGATGAAGCGGTCGCTGTTGAACCGCAACTCCTTCACCAGCTCGCCCGAGGGATCCCGGCTGGGGGCCGCCCCCTCGGAGCCCTCCATGTAACCGAGCTCCTTGAACTCCTGGAGCAGCATGCCCTGGGTGTGCCAGACATCTTCGGAGAGCGGGGGCGGGATGGCGTAGTCGATCGCCTTGACCCCGGCCCGCATGTTCACCGTCACCACCTGGCCCGGCTTGTTCGTCGGCTGCATGTCGCCCAGGCCGCTGGCCTCGTCCACCACCATGATCGGGTTGGTGACGAGGTTCCGGTGCTCCAGGATCTGCGCCCAGCCGCGGTTCATGGTCCGCTGGATGGGGTTGAGCATCTCCTGGGGGGTGGTGCCGGAGGGGCGGCCGGGCAAGTTGACGAAGTTGAAGCAGCGGATCGGGCTGGTATAGCGGTACGCGGCGGGCCGCGGGCCATCCGAGAGCACCCGCATCTTGGTGGTGATGAGGAGCCGGCCGCCCGGGCTCCGCTCGCTCTCCTCCATCCTGGGGAACTGGCAGGGCGCCTGCCAGAGGCTCTGGATCCGCACCAGGCCCTCTTTGTTCTGGCTGTCCCCGATGCCGAGCAGGCCGCGCCCCTCGGCCGCGCCGTAGTAGCCGGCGCCGAGCAGCACCCGGAACACCTCGCCGCTGGTCTCGAACTCGTCCGCGAAGGTGTCGGGCTCCACCTCCACCCCGTACAGCTCGCGCACCTCCTCCGCCGGGAGGAAGGACACCGAGGCGTGCCACCGCTTCGTGTGCCAGGGCGAGGGCCCCCACTGGCCGCGGACCTGGAGCGGCGAATAGACATCCACCGCGATCATCCCCTCGCGCTCGGTGTGGGGCTCGCCGGTCACCTCGTAAGCGGAGCCCCCATCGACCAGCCGAGCCAAGGGCTGTCCCTGGGCATCGAAGGGCACGGGGCCCACGTCACGGCTGATGCCGGTGGCCTGGCCGAACTGGTCGAGGAGCTGGAGGCGGGCCTGGCCGACCCACGGAATGAGCTCGCCCCGGGTGGGATCGACGCGGGAGGTGGCGTAGGCGCGCCCACCCACGACCATCCAGGCATGGATGAGGTCGTTCACCTCGGTCATGCCGGCGTCCCGCCAGATGCTCTTGAAGATCGTGTCCATCACCTCGGCGAGCATCGCGTCGAAGCGATCGGCGCTGGAGGGCTGGAACGCCACGATCGGGAGGTTCTCGGTGAGCCGGCTGTGGGTGAGCATGTACCAGTAGAGCAGCCGGTTGATGACGGGGCGCTGGCGCCACCGGCGCTCGTCGTCGGTCATCCAGTCGGTCACGTCCATCCACTTCTGGAGCCAGGGGTTGTAGACCGTCCACTGCTGGCCGGCCAGCATGCGGAGGTTCTCTTCGATTGCGCGATCGCGGCGGCGGAGGGCCTCGTCCTGGGAGTGCCAGTGGGCCCGGGCATACTGGAGGCGTTCGGCGTCGCGGGGATCCGGCGCCGTGGGGTCGGGCCGGAGCGGGGGGGTGGTGCGGTAGGAGCCGAGGCTGCCCGCCATCAGCGGGCGGCCCCAGCCAGGGGGTCAGCGCATAGCGTCTCCAGATGGCGGCTCGATGGGAGCATGAACCGTCAAGGTCGGAGCGGCGGAAGGAGCAGGCAATTGCAGAAAGGTGGGGTCGGCCCGGAGCAACTCCGCCTGCCAGAGCATGATGCGCTGGAGCGGGCCACAGGTGCCGCCGAGCCGAGCCCCCACCTCGGAGACGTAGTGCTTCACCGTGTACGGGCTGATTCGCATGGCGAAGGCCACCTGCTTGGGACTGAGCCCGTTCCAGAGGAGGAGGACGGTTTCCCGCTGGCGGGGGAGCAGATCGTCGGGTGTCAGAGCAGCATCCCCTCGAGCTGCGCGTCCGGGTGGAGCATGGCGAGCGCCTGGGCCCGGGCATCGTCCACGCTCATGCGGCGACCCTGCTTCTTCGCCTCGGCCAGGATGGACTCCACCCCGCGCTCGATCGTGGCGGGGTCGTAGCCCACCGACTCCGCCCGCTGCTCGGGGCTCATGGGCTGCTCGATGATCCGCGCCGGCCGGGCCCGGGGCTGGCCGTAGATTTCGCGGGTCTGTGCGTCGATCCGGCGGCCGCGCTCCCCCCACCAGAGGCCGAGCGCCAGGCCGAGGGCGACGAGGAGCACCGCGAGGACGGCGGCGCCAGCGACGAGGAGGGAGGCGCTCACCGCTTGGCCGCCTTCCGCGGCTTGGGGAACTTCACCCCGCAGCTCCGGCACGCAGGGGCGACAAGCGCGTTCACGACCCAGCAGATCTGACACACCTTCCGGCCGCGTCCACCATTCTGCCCGGGCTTGAGCTTGGTGCCGTAGGCGATCGCGCCGCCGCTCTTCCAGTCCTGGGTAGTGCGGTCAATCGCCTCCTGCTCGATCTGGAGGCGGACTTCCGCGATCGCGGCCTCCACCTCCGGGGCTCCGATGTGGACCACTGGCCCGGCGTGCGCGCCCGGCTCGGTGCGCGCGGCGATCGCGGCGGCCAGGGTCTCCGCGGCCGGCGGCGCGTCCTGGTGGAGCACGCCGGGCAGCGGGCGGTCCGCCATGATCTCGCGGTCGAGCTTCGCGGCGATCGCATGCACCAGGTCGGTGCGGTCCTCGCGGAGCTGCTCCTCGACTGAGGTGCCGTAGGGACTGGGGGCCAGCTTGAACACCCGCTCGAAGAGTGCGGCGTCCAGGAGGCCGATGAAGCCGCCGTCGCCGCCGATGAAGAAGTATTCTTTGCCGTTGTCCATCTTGTGGGCCTCGACCGGGCCCCTCGGCTCGTAGCGCGGCATCAGTGGCCCCTCCTTTTCTCGCGGAACTTGACCCCGCTCTCCAGCTCTTCCGCCGGCGGCTCCGGTTCGGTGGTCGCTGGCGCCTCCTCCTGGTGCGCGGTGCGGGCCTCGGGATCCAGGGCGCGCGCCGCGGCCGCCTCCTCCTCCGCCTCGGTCGGGCCCCGGCGGCCGGTGAGCCAGCGCCAGAACCGCACCCGCCACTTCCGCTCGTGCTGCACGACCCGCTCCACCTGCAGCCGGCGCTCGACCATGTGGACGATGACCTGGTAGAGCTGCGCCCGGGTCACCGCGCGGCCAGGCTCCTGCTGGAACCACTGCGACAGGGGCACCGCCCGCCGCTCCCCCTGAATCGGCTTTCTGCCCATCAGGACGGCCCTCCCCGCTGTCGGTGATACTCGGCATAGCCTTGCACCAGGAACCGCTCCAGCCAGCCCCGGGTGGCGGCGGCGATGCTGTCCAGGTTGGCCGGCCGGAGGTCCCCCCGCTCGAAGAGCGCCCGGGTCACCTCGGCGCCGATCGCCAGCTCGAGGTAGAGGCGTGACACCCCGCTCGGGTCGGTCACCATCGTCACGTCCACCATGACCTGCCGCTCACCCCTGAGCGTCGGCACGATCTCCCTCATCTCGGCGGCCACGACCAGCACCCCCCCGCCGGGACGCGGCTGAACGCCTACCCCGCGGTGGATCACCTTCTCGGGGAACCCGAACACCTCGAGCGCGACCGCCCGGTACTCGCCGCCGTGGACGTAGGTGATGATCCCCGCCTGGGGCGGCGGCATGGGCGAGCCCAGGAGGACGGTGGACGGGTGGTAGTGAACGATCCGGCCCACGGTGGGCTCCGGCGTGGGAGTCGGGATGGCGTTGATCGCGGCCTCCAGCTTCTCGCGCTCGGTCACCGGGCTGCACTCTTCGCGGGCTCGAAGTGCCCGATCGCCAGGACGTAGAACTCGTGGAGCCCTACGCCGTGGTAGTATGCCCAGAAGCCCGCCCAGAGGTCGGAAGTCATAGGTCCCCCCAGAGCGCCAGCACGATGCCGCGGAAGAGGTGGTCCTTCCGCCGCTGCGACTCGGCCAGCTCCTCGTAGGGCACGAGGTTCGGGTGGGTCTTGGCCTCGGCGTCCTTGATCGGGCCCCACACCCACCCCTGGGCCACCTTGTCCGCCATCCAGGCAGCATGCAGCTCGGCCGGGGTGAGGGTCGGGGCCTCCATCACCGCGATGACTCCGCGGATGGCACTCTCGAGCTGCCACTCCGGGGCGTCCTCCCACCGGGGCAGGGAGTGGTCCTCGATGGTGATGTAGTAGGCGCGGTTGGCCTCGTGGCAGATCTGGGCGATCGCGTCGGCGGTGAGCATCACAGACGCTCCAGTACGTCGGCGCAAGCCCGGAGCCGGGTAAGGACTCGATCGAGGGAGCCAACCGCCCCGAAGAGGTCGTTCAACGTGCCGCCCTGCTTCGTCTCGGGCGACGTCGGCTCGCTGGTGTGGCCAATGCCGAGCACGCGCTCGATCACCAGCTCGATGCGGTCCAGCTCGACGTGGTACGCCTCGCGGGTCATGCCGAGGCCCGTAGTGGCTTCCAGCAGGGCGCCCTGTTGGCCCGCGGACTGGAGGACTTGGGATTGGTCGCGCATCAGAATACGTCTCCGAATTCGGGGTGGATGGGGTACTTCCGGTGGGTCGCGCTCAACTCGTCGCGGCGGTCGTCGGGCTTGCGCTTGCGCTCGGCCTCCAGCTTGAGAATGGCGGGGTCGAACGCCCGGAGCGGGCGCCGGTGCTCCAGGGAGGGGGCCCGGCTCGGCCGGCTGGCGCAGGCGTAGCGCGTCTCGTCGTAGATGTCGTCCCCGCCCTCCCCGAAGTCGTCGGCGTCCACCTTCAGCGCATCCTCGGGGTCGTCGGGGTCGGGCACGATCTCCTCGAGCTGCGCGAGACACTTGCGGTTGCCCTCGTTGTCGAAGAAGCGGAGGCCGGGATCATCGGGCTCCCCGTTCGGCCCGGCGTGCTCCCAGGCGAGGTACCCGCGCAGGTTGTTGAGGCCGTGGATCCGGTCCACGTTGGCCGGGATGAGGCGCAGCCCCTCCTTGCCCATCTGCTCGGCGATCGTGGGGCTGTTCTCCCCCCGGGCCTTGTGGACGTGGAAGGCGTCCTGGCCGGCGGCGGTGTAGCGCAGCCGGCTCACGTCGCAGGAGGCCTTGATCCGGCGGGCGATGTCGTCGGGCAGCTTCTGGCGGCTGGTGATGGTCTGGAGCTTGAAGAGGTCCCCGTCCTCGGTGACCGCGTACTCCCCGAAGCTGAAGGGGTGGGCGTAGCCCCAATCGAAGGCACCGAAGCGGTGCCAGTGCGCCGGCACCTCGAACGGCTCGACCAGGTGCACCCGGCGCCGGATCATGGGCAGGGCCACGCCGGCGCCCGCCTCCCAATTCCCATCCCGGATCCAGGACCGCCACGGCTCCTCCAGGCGGTTGAGGCGGTTGGGGTACTCCGGGTCGCGGCGGAGCAGCTCCTGGTTGTCCTTCAGGTACGCCTGGACGAAGGCGTAGCTGCTGGCGTTCTCCGCCTCGCGGTAGTCTCGGGTAATGAAGAGGCGCTTGAACCAGGAGTGGCCGACGTTCCCGGGGTTGGAGGGGTAGAAGCAGAAGGGGTGGGACCCCTGGACGGTGGCGCGGAGCCGGTTGTTGATGAGCCAGGAGACGCTCTTCCAGGGGTAGTGGGTCGCCTCCTCGAAGATCATCAGATCGTATTCGTTGCCCTGGTACTTGAACACATCCTCCGGGTGCTTGAGGTGGCCGAGCAGGATCCGGCTGTTGCCGAGGTGGGGGAAGGAGAAGGCCATGTTGTTCCCGTTCCAGCTATACAGCTCGACCTTCGAGCCCTCGTGCATCACGAAGCTGGGCAGCTCGATGCGGAACTTCTCGTAGTGGTTCTCCAGGACCTCACCTTCGGTCTTGCGGAAGATGATGGAGGTGGACCCCGGCCAGAGACCGGCGGCCGCCATCGCGACGACCCGAGCCGCGAAGCTCTTCCCCGAGCCGCCGGACCCGCCGTAGCCGATATGCTCCTTGCCCTCGGCGCCGGCGTAGAGGGGGGTGAGCTGGAACGCGCGGTACTGCTTGGGCTGGAGGCTATAGATGACCTGCCCGCCGATGATGACGACCGGGACCTTCTCGATGGGGTGGAGCGCCGCGGCGGTCAGATCGAACCTTCGTCCACGACCTTGAACCCGGCCGGGAGGGTGAAATACTGCTCCGGGTTCGCGTAGACGATCACGTCGTCCGGGCTGGCCCCGCCGAAATGTCGGAAGGGTTGAGGTCCGGTGTTGATGTAGGCGATCCGATCCAGGGCGTTGATGCGCGGCAGGATGGCGACCGCGCTCGAGGTGCGGCGGATGGCCCGGTGCATCGCGCGGCCGTGGCGGCGGGGTCTCACCCGCCGCCCCCGTAGTGCGCGCGCCCGAGACCGGCGCCGAGCTTCCCGAGCCGGTAGGCCCGCTGGAGCGAGATGCCGTACTCCTGGCAGAGCTGCCGGCGGAGCGCAGTCGTGCGCCCGGGGTACTCCGTCGCGTGGTTCCACGCCTTGCGGAAGGCGGACCAGGAGGCGTGATCCATGCCCTTTGGGCGGGCGCGGAACGGTTCGCTCACAAGCCCATCTCCAGTTGCTGGCGCGACCTCGCCGCTCTGGTCATGGCGACCGCGCTGGCCGCCTCGCCGGTGACGGTGGCGGGGCGCGCCGCCTTCTGACTCCCGAACCATGCGAGGAAGTCCTCGATGCAGGCCGGGCACTGGCTGAAGAGGCCGACACCCGGAACGTGGATGAGGCTGGTGGGCTGGCCGTGGCCCGCCTTGGGGCAGGGATCGCCGTCGGGGACGTAGGCGGGGCCGGTCAGCGTGGCTCCACGGGGTGCCCGTGGGTGAACCGGCAGCTCGGCCGGAGATCCACCGGCTCGACCGGATCGTGGTGGTAGAGCAGGGGCGGCACGTCGAACTCGCGGATGCGCTCGGCTAACAAACTACACAGCCACGCCGCGCGCTCCGGCCGCATCATGGGGTGGTTGGCGATCGCCTCGGGGGCGTAGGCCGCCGCCCGGGGTGCGGTCACGGGATGAGCCCACTGCAGGGCGTGACGCTGTTGCGCGTCCGCTTGTTGGGCGGCAGCGACCCGAACGGTGGCCGGCCGGCGCCGACGTTCACGCTCACGTAGTGCTCCACGAACAGGAAGATCGCGAGCACCACCACGGCCAGATATCCGCCGTTGAAGGGCACGCCGGCCAGGATGAGCCAGACGACCAGCCCGACGATCTCCAGCACGGTGAAAATGATGACGCCTTTCAGCGCGCGGCTCATACGTCCTCCTCGTTTCGGGGTTGTTGCGGGGTCACGGTCATCCGACCCTCGCCGCGTGCGGCACTTGCCCGGTGAGGTGGAAGCCGCCGCAGTAGGTGCAGCCGTACACCCCCAGGGGCTCCCCGTCGGCTTTCTCCACCTTGTCGCGCACCCGCTCGGCGTCGGCCCGGTCGGGGAAGCGCGTCTTGTGGCGGCAGTTGAGGTGGGCGTGGAGGTTGTCGCCGTGGCCGCGGCTGGGCC